TAGGGTTTAATCCCTGAACATTACCTGCTTCTGGCATGTAAATGTCGAAAGCACCTGACTGTTCAGTACCCTTTGTTGGCATAATATGGGCAATATGTAATGATTGAATACGCATTAGCGATCCTTTGTTGTTAATGGGTTGTTGATAACTATTGTAGATACTTAGAAAGACACAAAATATGTTAGACCAAGCTTTAATCTCGGATGTAGGGGAAACTACACTTACTAATTGGAAGAATGCACCAACTATCCGTGATTTAAAACAGGATATGCAAGATGCCAAGCCATCCCATGATGCGCAAGAAGGCAGGATCACGACTTGGTTAGATAACTTGAATGTGACTGGTAAAGCTAAAGTTGATACACCCAAAGGAAACTCTAGGATTGTTCCTAAGCTCATCCGAAAGCAAGCTGAATGGCGCTATGCAGCACTGAGTGAGCCTTTCCTTAGCACTGATGATGTGTTCAATGTACGTCCTGTAAGTTGGGAAGACAGGGAAGCAGCCCAACAAAACCAATTGATGTTGAATCATCAGTTCAATAACCAGATTGATAAGACACGTTTTGTAGATGAATACGTTCGTGCAGCCGTAGATGAAGGTACGGTGATTTGTCGCCTGGGTTGGGCCTTTGAAGAAGAAGACTACACCAGTGACTTTCCTGTTGTTGAGTTCATAGTCAATCCTGAAGTTGCTCCAATGATTGAACAATTGGAGAAAATGAAACAAGAGTCCCCTAGCGTATATGACACAGACGTTCCTGAAGAATTAAAGCAAGCACATCAAATGTCAATGGAACAAGGACAACCCATTGAAGCTAGGGTGACTGGATACAAGAAAGAAACTAGAAAACGGACAGTAAAGAACTGCCCTACTATTGAGATTTGTGACTATAGAAATGTAACGATTGACCCCACTTGTTTTGGTGATGTAGAAAAAATAAGCTTTGTAGTATTTAGTTTTGAAGCTTCACTAGCATCCTTGGAAAAAGATGGTAAGTATAAGAATCTAAAGAACATTAATACATCAAATAGCTCAATACTAGGTGATCCTGACCACGCTACCTCAGAAGACGCAGGCAACTTTAACTTTAGTGACAAGCCACGTAAGAAGGTTGTAGTGCATGAATACTGGGGATACTGGGACATTGATGGTACTGGTTCGGTAAAACCTATTGTTGCTGCCTGGGTGGGTAATGTATTGATTCGTATGGAAGAAAATCCTTTTCCTGATAAAGGATTACCTATCGTAGTGGTTCAGTATTTACCAGTGCGTAGAAGTGTCTATGGTGAACCTGATGGTGCATTACTGGAAGACAACCAACGCATCATTGGTGCAGTCACCAGGGGCATGATTGATGTAATGGGCAAGTCTGCCAACGGTCAGACAGGCATTCGCAAAGATGTACTGGACATTACGAATCGACGTAAGTTCGATAAGGGACAAGACTATGAGTTCAATGCCACTGTTGATCCACGACAAGGCATTTATATGCATGTGTTCCCTGAAATTCCACAGTCTGCACAATTCATGCTGCAATTACAGAACATGGAAGCTGAATCGTTGACTGGGGTCAAGTCATTTAGTCAAGGTATTTCAGGTAATAGCTTAGGTGATGTAGCTGCTAGTGTAAGAGGCGCATTGGATGCATCATCCAAACGTGAGCTAGGCATCTTGCGTAGATTAAGTGCTGGCATCGTCAAGCTAGGTCGTAAGATTATCAGCATGAATGCTGAGTTTTTATCTGAAAAGGAAATTGTTCGGGTTACTAATGAACAGTTTGTGACCGTACACCGTGAAGATTTAACAGGTAACTTTGATTTAAAGTTATCTATCTCTACAGCAGAAGAGGATAACAACAAGGCACAAGAATTAGCATTCATGTTACAGACGATGGGTAATAACATGGACCCTGATTTATCCAAGATGATTCTTAGTGATATTGCTAAGTTACGTAAGATGCCTGATTTAGCGAAAAAGATTGAGACTTATAAACCTCAACCTGATCCTATGCAACAAAAGAAAGCAGAGTTGGAGTTAGCCCTGATGGAAGCGCAAATTAATGCTGAAAATGCAAGAGCACAGCGTGATATGGCACAAGCACAGTTAGGTGGAGCTAAAGTTGGTACAGAACAAGCTAAAGCAGGACAATTAAAGAGTGATACTGACTTGAAGAACTTAGACTTTGTTGAACAGGAACAAGGTGTGAAACAAGAACGAGATTTACAATTACATGGTGAACAAGCGCGTAGTAATATGCAATTAAAGGCAATGGACCATGAATTTGAAAGAGAAACTCAAAAAGTTGATTTATTAAAAGAATACATCGCTAGTAAGAAAAAGTAGTATAGTACGTACTTTAATAACTCTATTAACTTAGTAAAGCAATGGTAGATTCAACTAATGACAACGTAAGTGCGCTTAAGCAGGTAGAAGACAACATTAAACAGGCAACTGTGCATGTAGAGTTTGGTACTGCTGTTGAACGTCTGCGTACTAACCGGGATTTCAAGAAAGTAATCGTTGAAGGCTACTTTGAAGAGGAAGCAGTGCGATTAGTACATCTTAAAGCAGACCCTGCAATGCAGACTGCTGAACGACAAGAGTCTATTGTGAAGCAAATGGATGCTATTGGTGCATTAAACCAATTCTTTCAGACTAAGTTGCATCTTGCAGCTATGGCTTCAAAGGCTATTGCTTCAGATGAAGAAACCTTGGATGAATTGTTGAATGAAGGGGGTAATTAATGGCTACTACTGAATCAATTCTGAGTATGTTGGATGAAGATATAAGTAATCTTGATCCTTCGACACTTACTACTACTACTGAATCAGCACCAGTAGAAGATACTAGTGATCTAGTAGAGGAAACTAATGAAGATGAAGCTGTTACTGAAGTAAAAGAATCTTCAAAAGAGGAAGAAATTACAGAAACTTCTACTAATGATGTAAAAGACGTTGTAGAATCCCCTAGAGATAAACTACAAACTGATAAAGTTAAAGAAAATGTAGTTAAAGATACCGAAGTTCAAAAAGTTGAACCAGTAAAAACAGAAGAGATTGATTACAAGGCAGCGTACACAAAGTTGTTTACGCCTTTTAATGCCAATGGTAAAAAGATTACTGTTGATACAGTAGATGATGCTATTTCTCTCATGCAAATGGGAGCAAATTACAGCAAGAAGATGGCTGCTTTAAAGCCTAATTTTAAGCTTATGAAACTATTGGAAAACAATGGTTTGATGAGCGAAGAAAAGATCGGTTATCTGATTGATCTGGAAAAGAAGAATCCAGAAGCAATTAGTAAACTGGTTAAAGACAGCGGACTAGACCCTATGGATCTTGATGCTGATAAAGCGAGTGGGTACAAGCCCAATACTTACACTGTTGATGAACGTGAGATGGAATTGGATGTAGTGCTTGATGAAATTCAAGGAACATCTACGTATAACCGAACTCTCGATCTTGTTAGCACTAAGTGGGATGGTCCTAGTAAACAAACAATTGCTTCTACACCTCAACTGTTGAAAGTCATCAATGACCACATGCAAAGTGGTATCTACGATGTGATCAGTCAGGAGGTTGATAAGGAGCGTATGTTTGGACGCTTGAATGGTTTATCTGATATTGATGCCTACAAGAAAGTGGGTGATGCAGTACAAGCCCGTGGTGGATTCAATCATTTGAGTTCTCAAAATCCACAAAAGCAAGTTATTGCAGCACCAAGACCTAGCAAGGTTGATGAAGATAAGCTAAGAGATAAAAAGCGAGCTGCTAGCTCAACCAAACCTGCTGTTGCTTCAATGCCATCCAAGGATTTCAATCCTTTAGCTATGTCAGATGAAGAGTTCAGCAAACACGTTAATAAACAGTTTCTGTAAAGGATTGAATCATGGGTATGCAATATAACAACCCGCTGGGTGGTACTCCCGCCAGCATTGGTAGTCAGACGATCACCGACTTCTATCAGAAGAAAGCTCTGATTGAAATTCGCAAAGAACAATACTTCAGCCAGTTGGCTGATGTAACCTCTATGCCTAAGAACATGGGTAAGAAGATCAAGCGTTTTCATTACATCCCCCTGTTGGACGTGCAAAATTTGAATGATCAAGGTATCGACGCTGCTGGTGTCGCCATTGATTCGACTAAGTGGACTGCCTGGAATGCACTGAGTGTTGTGGTGGGTTCGGCTTACGCTACTGAAGCTGCTGCTGTTACGGCTGCTGGTGTGGGTGGTAAGGTTGCTCAGAACTCTGGTAACTTGTACGGTTCCAGTAAAGACATTGGTGTGATCAGCGGTAAGCTTCCTGCTCTGTCTGAAACAGGTGGTAGGGTGAATCGTGTTGGTTTCAAGCGCAAGGAACTGGAAGGCACGTTTGAGAAGTTTGGTTTCTTTGATGAGTACACCCAAGAGTCTTTGGACTTTGATTCTGATGACCAGTTACAAGAGCACATCAACCGTGAAATGTTGAATGGTGCTAATGAGATGACTGAAGATGCCATCCAGATCGATTTGTTGAACTCTGCAGGTGTTATCAAGTACGCCGGTGACGCTACTCAAAATAGCGAAATTGGTGCTGCTGATGTGGTGTCTTATGGTGACTTGATGCGTCTGTCCATTGATCTGGATAACAACCGTACTCCCAAGTCGATCAAGGTGATCACTGGTACGCGCATGGTTGATACCCGTGTGTTGCCTGCTGCTCGGATTATGTATATTGGTTCTGAATTGCTGCCTACCCTGAAAGCAATGAAGGATCTGCATAACAACCCGGCATTCATTGAGATCCAAAAATACGCTGCGGGCGGTGCTACGGTTACGGGTGAAGTTGGTGCTATTGACCAATGGCGTATTGTGGTAGTTCCTGAAATGCTGAAGTGGGCCGGTGCAGGTGCTGATGCTTCTGGCTCGGCTACTCACTATGAAACTGCTAGTCGTTTCGATGTATTCCCCATGTTGGCTATTGGTGACGAGTCATTCACTACCATTGGTTTCCAGACTGATGGTAAGACCGTGAAGTTCAAGATCACCCACAAAGCTCCTGGTGAAGCTACTGCTGACCGTAATGACCCTTATGGTGAGACAGGTTTCATGAGCATCAAGTGGTACTACGGTTTCATGGTTCTACGTCCAGAGCGTATTGCTCTGATCAAGACTGCAGCTTCTCTATAAGTCTTAGCTAAACAAAGCAAGGGTAGTCAACTACCCTTGCTTATTTATTTGTAACAAGGAAATCACAATGTCTGATATTGATATCGAAGAAGCTCCGGCAGTACCTGATGAACTGGCTGCTTTGAAAGCCCGTGCTAATCTGCTGGGTGTTAAGTATCACCCGTCTATTAGTCTAGAAAAACTGCGTGACAAGGTGAATGCCTCAGTAGCCACCCCTGAACCAGAAGTTGTAGATCCCCCTGTAGTGGTTGAGGAGACAGTAAACCAACGACGTTATCGTAAGAAACAAGAAGCCAATGAGCTTGTTCGTATTCGTGTTACCTGCATGAATCCAGCCAAGAAAGAATGGGAAGGTGAGTTGTTCACCGCTGGTAATTCTTTGGTAGGGTCGTTTACC